ATCGATAAATGATGTGTTTGTGTCTCTAAATTCAATAGTCAGTGTATGGGGTTCAGCTTGTCTGTTACTTCCTAAAATACCTGGCAGAAATCCTCTGTTGTTTGGAACAGATGCTGAATCAATATTAAACTGTTCAGAAGGAATTGATATTGAATGAGCAAATAAACAACCAATAATTCTTTGAAGCGGGAAGCTTTTTAAAATAGAAACAGACGTAGATATATCCCATCCCTTCTTTCCACCATCTGTAATTTCTAATCCCTGAATTATATCTGATCTTAATGCAACTGGATAGTTATCTATGACAATAATCCACTGTGTTGACATGGGAAGCGCGGTAAACCACGATTCCATTTGAAAGAGAAAATAATCTCTAGGGCTGATTAAAGGTACACCAGGTATATTAAACCCAAATAATTCTGTTATTTGTGGAGCAAAAGCGGGATTTTGACCATTAAATAACCCCGTAAAGTTATTCTGAATACCTTGAAGTGCTGAGGTGAACGGATTATTCACCTAATTATTTAATTAATTTAGTTTTCTCCAGTAGTGAAATGCAATAGTAGCTACAAACTCAATTGTATTGCCAGTGCCTTCGGAGATATTGTATGCTAGAGGTCCAACGCTTCTTACTGAAACACCCACGAGCTGATATTGAGCAACCTTATTCATTTGATTGTCTAGCTGTACTAAATCAATGATGGCTGTCTGTTTAGGAGCAAAATAATTACCGGTAGAAGTAGAATCACTAAAAATATCTTGTGACCATTGTTCAAACTTCTGACGAATTTTAGACTGCGCATCAGCATAAAATGTTAATGTATATGCATCAGAACCAGGATATGTCGCATTACCAGGGATATTAAAGTTTAATCCCATATAAGGAACTGTTACATTGCTTATGGATCTCTCAGGTAATGTTGCTGTTTTTACATATACTAAGTCATCTTGATCAAATGTTACATCTGAAGCACCACCAGTATTAATAGAGAGAACACGGAAATTATAATCGCGTGTAAACTCTCTATTTTGCGCTACTCTATAAAAGTCGTTAATTAATTGATTTACATCAGCCATAAAATTATTTATTCCTCCTCATGTTTATGAGACAATCTCCTGGAAGCTTACACCGGTACGTGTAGCATAGAAGTTAGCTAGAATAAATTCTGCAGATCTTGTTGGCTTAATGTAGATATCAACAACTAATGTATTGCTATCAATTACATCAGGTGTGTTGTTTCTTTCATCACATATGATTAGGTAATCATATATACCCTGAGTGTTTTTAGCATTATCAAAAATGGGTGTTAATGTATTAATAACCTGTGTTCTTGTAAAGAGTGTATTAGGTTCAAATACAAAGTATTTAACTGTATTTTTTGTAGCTGTTTCAAGGCTTAAGAACAGTCTGCGTACGTTAATTCTATCAAATGCACTTGGCTTCTTTTGCATGGTTTTTTGACCATATACAACAAACCCTTCACCAGGGAAGAATGCAACTGGGTTGAGATTAATCTTATAGAGTTGATCTCTTTGCTTTTGCTTAGGGAACAATCCAAGATCTGTAACACCAGTTACAACACCTCTTGTAAATCCTGCAGGTGCATACCATGGCTGGAAATTGCTGTCTGTATTGCCCATGAGAGCTGCAGCAAATCCAGAGAAAGGAACCCAAGCTTCTTGAGCAGAAGCTAGATCTGAAACCTTAACACAGTTTGCATAAGCACAAGCATAGCTAGAATTAATTATAGCAAACTGATTTCTAAGTGGCCAGTAAATATCAGAAGAAAATGTCATCGTAGGATCATCCAGAGTCTTAATACTCTGACCTTCAACAAATATGTTTGTTATTGGATCAGCAATATAGAGCAAGTCTTTTCTCTTATCTTCTACAAAAGAAACATATTCTTGAGCAACTGCATTATAATTCCTCATAACTGATGAAGTGTATCCTGAGTTTTGAGATGTTAAACTAGCAAGAATTGTACTATAACCAACTGTATCATCAAAATAACCACTAGTAGCAGGGTTAAATGAATTGACATATATAGTACCCAAACCTGCTTCAATAGTTATATTGAATGGATAAATATCTGCATTTTCAACTTTATCAAATAGTGCATTTAGCTTTGAAGGTACATTACCAATAATCTTTGTATCAATATCTTGTGATGTAAAGTCACCAAGAGCAACTAATGCATCTGTAGTTCCGAGAGTACTGTTAAATGCGACAACTGCTGCACTAGGTGCACCAACACGTGTTGCAAAGCTTGCTGCTGTTTCACCAGCTATAGCTGTTGCAAGGTGGGTACCCAGGAAGCGAACCTTTTTAGTAGGAATACCTCGATCATTTAGCCAAGTGCTTCCAAGTCTATTAGAAATAAAAGGATTAACCAATGTAGTGATTTGAGTTGAGTTTCTATCAACAGTTTCTATATAGAAGCTCTTAGCAGGGCCTCCGTTTTCATCATTTATCTGACGGTATGTATCAAAAGATCCAAGATAACTTTCCTCAAGTACATAATCTAATGCAATAGTATCAGGTGAAAATACAGACTGACGCAATTTGAATACTCCAATTGCTGCAACGTCGTCAAATTGATTGCTATAGATGTCAAATGAAGGTATGTTTTCTAATGCTTCAGAAACACTAGACCCTACACCAGCTATTGAAGCAGACAAAGGAAATGCTAATCTTGCATCAGGTAACAGTGTGTATTGGCCGCTCGATACTGTTGTGTTCTCAGTATTGAGTGAAAGTATACGGTTAACATCATCAAAAGGTGTTGCAGGGTTTAAATTGGTATTATCAATTATACCTAAGTAATACCCTTCAAAGCGGTTATTAATTGTTGATTGAGATTTGTTGAGAACAACAAGGCCTGCTTTACTAAAATCTCTTACAGAGCTAAACGCATTTTGAAAACCACCATTAGAACCGCTTGAAGTTCTACTCCAAGTAAAAGCAGAACCGCGTAAAATGTTGAGGTAATCTTCTTTTGAAAGCTTAATATGAGTTGGATTACCAAATACATATGTTGCGCTTGCACCGTCCAGAATAGTATTGCTGTAAGCACCTTGGGTGAGCGGAGTATATGTGTCAGTAGTAGCAGCACTTGTACCGGGGTAATAAGCAGCTACAGGATAAACAAGAGCAGTATATTCATCAGAAGTGGTTATACCAGCGCCTTCACCATAAGGCAAGCGGTATACTACAACATCAGCGGGGCTTTGAAAAGCTGCTTTTACGGAGTGGTAAAAGTATCTTTCTGCGGCATTAGTAGGAGTGCCGTAAATTTGTTCAAATTCTGATAAACTTGCAACTGCGATTGTCTCAGCAACAGGTCCTTTGGGAGCAAAACCAGGTATAAGTATTGAAGTTGTACCAATTGGTGCTGCTCTAAGTGACAAATCTACTTCTTGAATCTGAACGCCAGGGCTTTGAATCGTACGTGCCATATAAAGTATTTATTTATTTTGGGATAAAGTTTTGAAAAAAATTTTAAAGATTTTCAACATTTTCTACAAGTTTCGCTATAAACTGTGAATAAGCGAATGTAAAACTAGTTTCTATCTCATCGGATGTCCTGTAATTTAAATTCATTCCACCAAGAGAAGTGGGAAAAGCCTTTTTAAATAAAAATTCTACTACTCTTTTATCGTATTCATCTAGAAGAAAAATAGATATATCAGTAGAGTATTCAGCAATTGAATCAATAGAAGGTTTTATATTTCTGAGCTCTGCAGGTCTATTAGTTAAATTTTTATTATCATAAATTCCTGTTTCTGCATCATTTAACAAGTTTAACCATGAATATATAACCCAGTAATTGTTCATTCTATTGTCAACAGTGAAATTAACTGTTACTGGTTCCCATAGAGGTCTATGAAAGCTTGACTGGACGTATGTTTGACCGCCATATATAATATCAACTTGTGGAATAACTATCTCAGGAATCGTTGCACCGTAGATAGAAAATTGCAGGGTTGGTAAGTTTACATTATCTTCACCTCTAGTAAATTTTGAATTTATTTTTTTAAGTGAATCAGGCAAATTAATTACCATTAAAAAACGATCTTTACGTAATTTATTAAATGGGCTTTGATTAAAATTGGCTTGATTAGGCATTATAGTTGTGTCCACCCCTCTTTTTGTAAATCTGATATATCAGAATTTTGCTCATCATTATTGCCTGTAATAATGACAGGTGATGGTACATATTCAGTTTTATCTTTTTCATTGTTATACATACTATTAGGGTTTATAAAATATTTAATACCATAGTCAAGTGATTTTATCTTTAGAGGCTTTTTATTTTCATCATATTCTACAACTTCAAAATATTTTTCAGCTAATTCGTTTTCAAGAATAACTAAAGCCCAAACAAGAGACATTACTCTATCATCATAATTATCTACTCCAGGTCGAGCACCCCAAGTGCCATTTGCATATCTTATGAAGCTTTTAAGTTCAATTAATGTTTGAAGATCGCGTATTTTTACTGCTCTAAGCTCATTTATCCAATATCGCATATTAGTAACCCCTTTGTACTTTGTGTTTGTGTGTGCCTGTACTCCTATTTTATCATTAGAATTTTTTGTACCGTAGGAAACAATGTTTTCATAGTGTAGTGTATTTTTAAGTTGGTCAACAACTTGAGCTCCACAGTTATTTCTTTCAATCATAGCAAGAGGTGATCCCCAGTGCTGTAAGATTTCATAAAGTTTAGCGGTAAAATTATATGGAGAAATATTTCTATTGTGGTAAATGGCTACTTGTTCTATATTTTTTAAATTTGTAATATCAAGAATTTGTATAACACTAGCTGCAGCGCCTACACCTTCACTTATATCAACACCTGCAACATATATTCTATCTTGCTTAACTGTGTCAAATAATATGTACTTCCCATCGTCGTAAATAAACTCTGGTTCTTTAATATCTGTTTTCATTTCTTCAAACATTTTTTCATTTACAGAGCTTTCACCAGTTTGTAAGAAAACATTACCAAATTCTTGATCAAATGCTTCAACACTACCAAGAGAGCGGATTGTTTTTTCTTTCCACTCTTCATCGCGGCCTGGGACTTCCCACCAGTCAACTCTCTCTGCTCTCCAATCATTCTTCCCTTCCATAGCACCTGAATATAGCTCATAAAACAAATTATCTGTCCCATTGGGTGTACTTGCTATGAAGATTTTTGATTTTTTGGAACTGGATATAATTGGATAAACAGATCGCCAGAAATTTTCTACTAAGTGATTATCAATAAATGCTAACTCATCAAGAATAAGGCAGTTAACAGATGAGCCTCTGCCTGCATCAGAAGAAGTAGTAGAAATACCTATATTGCTTCCATTTCCTAAAGTCATAGAAGTCTTGCCGTATTCTACAGCACCCGGTTTTAAGTAGTTGGGCAATTGTTCATAGGCTAATCTTACGCGCTTAAAAATATTAATTGCTGTGCTTTCTTTATTTGCAACAATTAATATGTTTTGATCTTCATTAAAGCATGCTATCCATAATGCATATATGGTAAGGAGGGTAGATTTACCGATCTGTCTGCTGGCTAGTAATATACAAAATCTATTATCTCTTAAAGAACGCAATATTTTCTTTTGGTAGTTATATAATTGTATTTGTTCTTTGCCGCGATCTAGATTTACTATATAAAAAAAGTTCTCAGCAAAATAAAGTATATTTTTTTTACACTTCTGTATGTCTGCTATCCACTTGGGGTTAGAAGCATAATCAAACTCAGCATTAACTGTAGGTAAATTCTTATTGCCTAGATAATATTGTTTGTTATTCTTTTCGCTCATTTATATAAATATTTACACATGAACTTAACACGTACAATGAAAGATATGGAAAAAGTATATTCGGAAAAAGTTAATTTTCCCCCAAAAG